GGACGCAGAAAGCGTTCGATTCTTTCGTCCAGTCCAACACTGATGTCGGTAACTGGGAGACTGCCATCGAGCCTGAACTCGTAGAAGAGTTTCGGCGCGTGGCAGACGTGGTTTTCTCAGTTGTCTTGTCAAAGGTGAACCTTCGGGTTCGTGACTTTGACTTGACCCCGGCCCACGGGTCTGGCGCCACGGCGGATAGGTTGATCGCTAACGCGAAATATACCATGCCGACGTGGACAGACAGACTCGAAGCCGTAGCGCCGTACTGGCGCTATGCTGCCTTCCGAGGTTATGCTTCGGAAGATTACAGCAGGATCGACATGAGGTCCCCGGAACGTGAACTACCTGTCAAGGTGGTCGCTGTTCCTAAGACGTTGGAGACCCCACGGATTATCGCGGAGGAGCCCACCTGCATGCAGTTCGTGCAGCAAGGGGCATTCCGTGCAATTCGTGATTCGATCGATCAGAGTTACTTGGTCGATCTGATCGGAACAGGAAGCCAGGAGCCTAACCAGCTTCTCGCATTGGCAGGGTCCAGGGATGGATCCCGCGCTACGCTCGACTTGAGCGAAGCATCCGATCGTGTTTCCAATCTGCTTGTTCAAGCTCTCTTTGAATCCTACCCAGATCTTTCGGATCTGGTTCAGGCTTCGAGAAGCTTGCGAGCCGACGTCCCCGGGCACGGAGTGATCCGTCTTCGGAGATTTGCGTCGATGGGGAGTGCGCTGACGTTTCCCGTTGAGACGATGGTCTTCTTGACCATTGTTTTGATGGGGATTCAAGACGCGTGGAACCTCCGCTTTACTCGCCAATCACAGATTGAGTGGTTGGTGGGGTGGGTGAGACTCTATGGGGATGACATTATTGTCCCCACAGAGGTCGTTCCTTCCGTTGTGAAGTACCTGGAGCTTTTCGGGCTCCTAGTCAACCACAACAAGTCTTTCTGGAGTGGTAACTTCAGAGAGTCGTGCGGGATGGAATACTATCGCGGCGAAGACGTGACTATTAGTCGCGTCCGGCGCGTACTTCCATCTAGCCGGAAGGACGTGGACGAACTGGTCTCAGCTACTGAACTCCGCAACCATCTCTACAAGAGAGGGTTGTGGAATGCCGCTGGCTTCCTGGATGACTATCTTTCGAAAATCATCCCGTGGCCCGCGGTGGCTGAAACTTCAACCGCCCTAGGTAGGTTTTCCTTTCTGGGTTTCGACTCGGATAGGGACTCGCCTAGTCTCCATCGGCCTCAGGTTAAGGCTGCTGGAGTCAAGTATCGCAAGAGAAAATCAGTAATCTCTGGCGATGCGGCGTTGATGAAGTGTCTGGCTTACCGGGAGGTAGTCGAGTTGCATGACTACGAGCCGGCTCACGCTGACGCTGATCATCTTTCGTTCGCGGGACGTCCTGATGCGTCTAGCATAAACATCAGGTGGCACAACTCTATTTGAGTTGTGGCTGGCTAATACCAGCAACGGG